AAGGTTGCCTACTCACAGTATCAATATACTGTGGCTAATTACCTTAAGACCTTGGATTGGTATGCGTTTGGAAAGACTCCTTGTCAAATCGCCTACGCCATTGCCCACATCTTACATGGTGCCAGCAATGCCGTCTTGAGTGATGGTTCAAGATGGGATGGACGTTATAGTCCTCTCTTGCGCCTCTTGGAGCTTAGATTCCTTTTCCGGCTCTTCCCTGAGGAAGACTCCGAGAATATTAAGGAATTACATGACATGCAGCGACAAAATAAATGTGTTACAACTGCCGGTGTGAAATATTTCCAAGGTGACTCACGTGCCTCTGGATCTTCAGAAACATCCAACTTTAACACTATTGCAAACAAGTTCATATCTTACGTCGCTTTTAGAAGAAGTCTTAATAATGTAACGCTTAAACCGTACACCTCATCTGAAGCTTACTTCAAACCCGGCCTATACGGTGGTGATGATGGAAATACCCCTGACATTGACCCTCAAACCCTTTGCCAAACAGCTGCCCAATTTGGACAACTGTACAAAGCTGATGAGAGTGTTCCAGGTCAGACTGTGCAATTTCTATCACGTGTTTACACACCCGATGTATGGTTTGGTCGTGCAGACTCAACTTGTGATATCGATCGTGCTAGCCGCAATTTCAACCTTACTGTGAAGTTACAGCGTGTCTCAAAAGAACAACGACTTATTGAAAAAGCTCGCGGTTACTTTTTGACAGACCGAAATACTCCACTCATTGGTGACTTTGTTTGCACCGTCGAACGCATTGTTGGTCCTGATGTTTTCTTTAAACAGCCCCCGGAAAACCTTGCTTTTCTTTCCTCGTGGTCATCAAGCTTTCCTGAAGAAGTTCAATATCCCAATGAAGTTAATGATGTGGACCCCTTTGTGATGGGTCTACCCACTTCATTCCATCTTGATCTTTTTCGTGACTATCTTGGTCAGGCTGATTCTTTAGAAGAACTAATGGACATTCCTCTCTTTGATGACAGAAACAGTACTCAGGTTGAAGAAATCCCTGATGATGTCGTCATAGATGGAGATTGCGGTACTTTAACTGATGCCTCAATCGCTGACGAGAACATGATGGATGCATCTAATACTGATGTTCACAAGAGTTATATGATGATTTGTCCCAAATGCCGTGTAAATCCAACGACTACTGACAGTGCCATTTGTGGTTTCTGTCTTCAGAAAATGGACTATGGTTGCGACAAACCCCCACACTCACGAACTAAAGTTGATAAACCCGCCGACAGAGTATGCGTTGCCTGTCGCCTTGTTCCTTCGTCTCCTTCTGGAAGACTCTGTACCCCATGCTACAACATCCGCTCCGCCGCTCCTTGTCAAACCTGTAAAGGTAAGAAGGAGAAACCGTCCCACCAGTTTTGCGCGAAATGCTTCGTGCCCCGCCCAAAACAAGATGGTAAGTAGGGACCTCGGGTCTCGAGTAGGACCCGTATTGATATTTTCTTATATCTTTGTTTAATGAATGCTAATACTATTGAAGTTATTACCGAACCCTCAACCCCCGAACCTTCTCACTCTGAAGCAAAGCTCAACGCCACAGCCCATGCCGCCGGCATCACCCCTGATGGTACAGATTGGCTTAGCTATGTCCTCGACCCGTTCAAGGATAGTGAAAGAGATGCAAAAGGATTCCCCGACATGGTCCAAAGTCGGAGTGTTATTCAAATTGTTCCACAGACTATCTCTGTCGCTGTACCTTCTGGGGTACTCGGCACCTGGGATGCTAACATTACACTGTCGCCTCAGGTTTCAACAGTCTTAATGTTAAACTTTCCTGCTTCTCCAAGCAAGAATATTCTCAACACCAATTACGCAGCACCAATTACGCGTACTTTTGGAGGTTTAGAAATTAGATCCGCCGCTGCTGGAACAGCTTTAACACCCTCTACGATCACTGCTAACTTACCCCTACCTGCAACTTATTTGCCGCAGGGTAACATTAGAGTCATTGGAATGGCCATGGAGATTCATAATACCACAGCGGATATCAACAAACAAGGCTCTGTTTGCGTCTATCGTGACCAATCACCCTCTGTTGACACTGCTTTTGCTGGTTTTTATGCATCTCTTGGAGTTGCAAATGCCGGTCTCGCAAACTTTGGAGCCCTCTCGCTTCAGCAAACCCCTACTGTTCCTGAAAACCTAGCTGCTGCACGTATCCTAGGTAATGCCAAACAGTGGGAAGCTGAAAAAGGCTGTTATATTGTATGCACTCTTGCTAACGATAGAAACAGACCTCTCGCTGCAGACTCGTTGCAGACGATGCCTCTAAATTTTGATGAATCGGGCGGTGTTTGGAGTGTCCCTAATCAGAACTCCAACCTTTACACCCTCGGACCCGCTATTGCCTCCCCGAATCCTACAAATCCACCTCTGTTCACACCCTTCAACCTATCAGGCGCATATTTCACTGGTCTTTCCAACTCTACCACTCTTACTGTTGATGTAAAGTGGATTGTTGAAAAATTCCCAAACCATGATAATGTTAACCTGGTCGTCCTGGCTAA